AGTATTTGAACCCTAATGCCAATACCAGTATCAGAATTACAGAAGATTAATCCAAGTTCTATTATTGAACTTTTTACTTTGACATTAGATAATACATTACATGGATCTACAGATGTGCAGAGGTTTCATGCAGGTACAAATAAATTAGATAATACCGATATTATCTGGCAAGGTAATACATATCAAAAGTTTCCATGTCAGGCAGAAGGGTTTGAATTTGATGGATCATCTGGTTCTATACCTAGACCTACCTTTACAATCAGTAATATTTTGGGAACTATTACGGCTTTGTTTGCCACTGTTAATGCTGTCACTGCTAATAATGATTTAAATGGCGCAAAATTTACAAGAATTAGAACTCTTGCGAGGTATTTAGATGCTGCAAATTTTAGCGGCGGTACAAATCCATTTGGAACTCCTGATACAACACAGGAGTTACCACAGGAAATATATTTTATAGATAGAAAAGTTGTTGAAAACAGAGAGATTGTCCAGTTTGAATTAGCATCTGAACTTGATTTAATTAATCTAAAATTACCTAAGAGAGTAGTTACAAGAGATCTATTTCCTGGTGTTGGTACGTTTATTAATCAATGACATGGCAAGAAGATGCACTTGTTCATGCAGAACAGGAAGCACCCAGAGAATCATGTGGTCTTCTTGTTAATTATTTAAATAAAGATAAGTATATTCCTTGTAAAAACTTAGCTTTACATAATGATTTGCAGTTCTTGTTAGACCCTTTAGATTGGGCTAATACGGAGGATAGATATGGCAGAATCCATGCTGTAATACATTCTCATCCGATTGGCACGGAGCATCCCAGTGAAGCAGATGTTATAAGTTGTAAACGATCCAATAGAACTTGGTATATTATTGGACTAAAGACAAAAAGATGGTTTAAATTTAAGCCAACAGATAAAATAGAAACATTACAGAGAGATCCATGCTTAAGACAGTAAAATTATATGGAGATCTGGCAGATTTTGTAGGATGGAAAGAACAGAAAGCAGATGTAAGAAATACTGTTGAGGTGATGCGTTTTCTGCGTTGTAATCACCCAGAGTTGGAAACATACATGATGGATAAATACTATCGAGTGGACATGGGTGGATATGATGCTACAGAAAATGATTTATTAAATCCAATAAAAGATGAGATTAAAATTATACCTGTGGTAGAGGGTGCTTTACTTTTTGGTTTGTTAGGTGCTGCTTTATTTGGAGCAGGAAAAACATTTTTAGCTGGAACTTTTTTAAAATCAATAGCTATAAATCTTGGTATTGGATTAGTTCTTCAAGATGTCACAAATTATCTAACACCAAAGCCTAAACCGATGTCATCTTTAGAACTAGAAGATGCCACTGTAAACTTTGCCTTTAGCGGGGTTACAAACGTATCAAGAGCAGGTGTAGCTTTACCTCTTGTATATGGAGAAATCTTTGTTGGAAGTATAAACGTATCAAATGGTATTGATACAGACCAAATTGAGGTTTCTGTCTAATGCCAAATTTTCAAGATGGTGATCAATATATGCTCGATGATGCCATTGGATCTCATTTCTTTGGCAGCATAACAGACCAACAATTAGATGACTTTTTTAAAAGTTTTGGTGTAAGTGGTATTGGTGATGATGTTGAATTTGATCCATTAACAGGTGAATTAGTTAAAAAGAATGGGGTTGCCATTGAGTCTGCAACTTATTCTCAGACAGGTACAACTGGAACAATTACACATGATGGTGATGTAACAGTCGTTGCTGGTGACAAAGTATTCATGCAGCATATTGTATCGGGAGATATAGAACCAGGTGAATTATTTGTAACCTCAGTAACCTCCTCTACAGTCTTTACAGTCACGCAAACATATTCAGCTTCTCAAAGTTACGCAATTACATTTTTTATCGATAGAGAAAAATCTAGCACTTATTCTCAATCAGCAAACACTATTACTGTTACTCATAACGGCACAGAAACATTAGAAGTTGGTGATGTAATTGATTTAAATATTACATCTGGTTCTGGTACAACAGAAAATGTAACTGTCACTTCTGTCACCTCTTCAACAGAATTTAAAGTTGCAAGTAGCACTTCTGTTTCCACATCAGGTGATGCCACTTTTACAAAACAGGATACCAGTGTAACAGGTAATGTCGATGGTATTCCCACAACTAATGAATCAGTATTATCAAGTAAACAATCTAATGATCTTATAGATGTTTTATCAGAAGGAGAAATAAATGGTTTCCCTGCTGCTTTAGACGCAGGTCTTACAAGAGGCACTGATAAGTATAATATTGCATCCTTAAAAAATGTACATTTAAATGGAACTCCAATTCTAAAAAGTTCAGCAGATATAAATAATCTTACCGAAGGTGATTTTAATTTCTCAAGAAAAGATATAAGTTTTGAACCTAGATTTGGAACGTCTAGTCAGACTGCCCTAGATACTATTAATGAAATAGAATCTGAAACTGCTGTTGGTATTGAAGTAACAAAGGCAACACCTGTTTCAAGAACTATACAAAATCAGATAGATAAATTAAGAATCACTATTGTCTTTCCTTCTTTGCAGGAATTTAACACAGATGATGGATCTACAAATGGTACGCAGGTTAATTTACAAATAAAAATTACAGAAAATAATGGTGTAGAACATACTGCTATCTCTGGTTCTGAAGGCGCAGTAATTGGTAAGACTAATACACAGTATTTTAGAGATTATATAATTGGAAATTTATCATCTCGAAATTATCCAATAACTGCCACTGTCACTAGGGTTACGAATGATTCTACTGATACTAATTTACAGAATAAATTTAGTTGGTCATCCTTTACAGAGATAACGGCAGAGAAGAAAGCTTATGTAGATATTGCACACGTTGGCTTACGTTTTAATGCTGAATCATTCAGATCAATACCAACAAGAACATACAGAATAAGAGGAATAAAAGTAAAAATCCCACATAATGCAACTGTAAGGTCTGATGGCAGTTTATCTTTTAGTGGTAGTTTTGATGGCACGTTAAAAACAGATAAGGAGTGGACAAACGATCCAGCTTGGGTTCTATATGATGTTCTTACGAACACCCGTTACGGAGCGTCCATACCAGAAACATCAATAGATAAATTTGCTTTTTATTCTGCCTCTGAATACAACTCAGAACAGATAGATGATGCATCTGAAAATGATACTACTGAACCTAGATTTAGTTGTAATGTGAATATCAATAATCAGAAGGAAGCATTTGAACTTATACAGGATCTTTGTTCTGTGATGAGAGTACAAGCTTTTTATGAAGCTGGCAGTATCACGATCTCACAGGATAGACCATCTGATCCTGTCTATACCTTTAATATTTCAAATGTAACTGAAGGTGGTTTTTCATATAGTAATCAGAGTCAAAAATCTAAGTTTACAAGGATAAATGTAGGCTTCTTTGATATGACAACAACTGCTATTGACTATGAAACAGTAATTGACGAAACAGCAGAGTCAAGATATGGAATTATTAGAACACAGACTATAAAAAGTTTTGCCACAACATCAAGAGGACAAGCTTCAAGAATGGCAAAATGGTTATTGTTCAACCAAAATAATTCTTCTGAAATAGTTAACTTTACTATTACTGCTGAAGCAGGGGTGTTGGTACGTCCTGGACAGATAATATCAGTGGCAGACGAAGTGAAACAGGGAGTCAGAAGAGGAGGAAGAATAAAAACAGGTATCAGTACTACACAAATAGAAGTTGATGATACAGCATCCACTGATCTTGTTACTTCTAATACTGCAAAACTATCAGTGATCTTATCTGATGGAACGCTTCAAACAAAAGAAATTAGCGATATATCAGGTGCCACTGTCACTGTCTCCTCTGCTTTTTCGTCCGTTCCACAGGCAAATAGTGTCTGGGTGATAGAAAATACAACATTAGAGCCTACAACATGGAGAGTTGTAAATGTACAAGAGCAGGAAAATCTTACATTTAGTATTACAGCAGCGTCACATAATAGTAATAAGTATGCTTTTGTTGAAGATGGAACACAATTACCACCTAAAAATTTTACTTTAATTACAAAGAGACTACCTGCACCAGAAAGCTTAACTGCTTCTGAATCATTAATAGTTATTAATAATAAAGCAATTGCAAGATTATCAATATCCTTTGCTGCTGTTAAAGGTGCTATTGGATATTATCTGCAATATAAATTTGAAAATGGAAACTTTATAAATCAACAGGTAAAGGGAACTGATTTTGATATAGATAATATTACAAATGGTAAGTTTGTTATTAGAGTATCTTCTATAAATACAATAAATAAATTAAGTGAAAGACCAAATGAAATAGAATTTACATCTGTTGGTAAAACAGAATTACCTGATGACGTACAGAATGTACAGATTGAACCACTGTCAGATCAGTTTGTAAGATTACGTTTTGATAAATCAACTGCGATTGACGTAGTTCATGGAGGTAACGTGGTGATTCGTTCATCAAACCTTACAATAGGAGCAACTTTTACAAATTCAATAAATTTAGACGAATTATCTGGAAACGTAACAGAAGCAATCGTTCCTAACATTGTTAATGGTACATACCTTTTGAAATTCCGTGATGATGGTGGAAGGCTTAGTTCTGGCACAGCAACAATAAAAAATGTAAATACACGACCTGACATATTTCCAAGACTTACAGTTTTAACAGATAGAGAAGATTTGGATAGTCCACCTTTTCAAGGTGTCAGAGATGATTGTTTTTTCTCTGATGAAGTTAATGGTTTAGTTTTAGGATCTACTGTTTTACTTGATGATATAAGTGATTTTGATACCATAGCTGATTTTGATTTTATTGGTGATGTTGACTTTTTAACAGGAGGTCAATACTTCTTTAAATCAACTCTTGATTTAGGAGGTAAACAACCTTTAAAACTTCGTAGGCACTTTGTTACTCAGGGCTTTTTGCCAAATGATTTATTTGACACAAGAACTGCAAATGTTGATACCTGGACAGATTTTGATGGTACTACAGCTACAGAAGTAAATGCCACATTGTCTGTTGCCACGACTGATTCTGATCCTGATTTGTCAGTATCGGCCACCTACACAATAAATAATGGTTCTGGTGGTGCTGGTACAACAATTACAATTACAAAAACTTCTCATGGTTATAGTGTTGGAGGTCTTGTTACTCTTGATTTCACTTCTGGAACGGGTGTTGATGGTGATTATTTAATTGCTTCTGTGCCTGATGCAAATACATTTACCTTAACTTCGGCAACGTCTTTGAATACAAGTGGAAATTGTACATATTCAGCAGAATTTGAACCTTATCAGAAATTTGTAAATGGTACATATATTGGAAGAGGATTTAAATTTAAATGCGATTTATTGTCAACTGATCCCGCACAATCAATTGAAATAGATCAGCTTGGATATTTTGCTGAATTAGATAGTAGAACAGAAACAAGTCTTGGTAATGCAGCAGCATCAACTGGTGGATTTATTGCAAGCGGTACTTCTACAAAATCAGTGACTTTTACTGATAGTTTTTTTACAGGTCAGTCGGGAACAAGTGTAGCTGCTAACTCTGTCTTACCTTCAATAGGAATAACAATAGAAAATGCTCAATCAGGAGATTTCTTCACGTTGTCAAATATCACTGGTACGGGTTTTGATATAGATATAAAAAATGGATCTAGTAATGTAAACAGAAACTTTAAATATGCTGCTACAGGCTTTGGGCGTGGTAGTTAGTGTTGGTTTAGGATATACTTAGAGAAAATTTTGGATTAGGAAATGGCACAACACGATTATGTTATAGATAACTCCACTGGAGCGAATGTCAGGGCTGATATAAACAGTGCTTTATTAGCAATTTCAAGTAATAATTCTGGATCGTCCGCACCATCTACAAATTACGCAAGTCAATTCTTTGCTAATACTTCTTCAAGTATTATGCAGTTAAGAAATACTGCAAATAATGCTCATGTAAATTTATTTACGCTTGCTGGTGGACCTGCTTTTTCTGCTGATGGAACGATAAACTCTGTAAATATTGGTAAAGGTGCAAACTCTGTTTCTGGTAACACTGTCCTTGGAGAAAGTGCTTTAGATGCTTCTGTTTCTGGTGGTGATAATACAGCCATTGGTAAAAATGCCTTAACGACATTAACAAGTGGTACAAAAAATACCGCAGTGGGTAAAGATGCTTTATTACTCAACACCACTGGTCAATTAAACGTTGCTCTAGGTCAGGCTGCGTTAGACGCTAATACAACTGGCTCACAAAATACAGCATGTGGTGAGGGGAGTTTATCAGAAAACACAACAGCAGATAATAATACTGCTGTGGGTTATCATGCTTTAGAAAAAAACACAACGGGAACTCAGAACGTAGCAGTGGGTACTTTTGCTTTAGATGCAAACACTAATGCTAATGATAATACTGCTATAGGTCATCTTTCAGCAACAGCAAATACTACTGGTGTAAAAAATACTTCGGTTGGTTCTGTTACTCTTTCAACAAATACGACTGGAGAAAATAACACAGCAATTGGATATGGTGCTTTGTTTACTAACACAACAGCAAATAACAATACTGGTGTTGGCAGATCAGCGTTAGGAGCAAACACAACTGGAGCAGGCAACACAGCCGTAGGAGGAAATGCTTTAGATTCAAATACTACAGCAGACGAAAATACAGCTATAGGTTATTTAGCACTAGAGGTAAATTCAACTGGACTATATAATACTGCTGTTGGAGCAAGAGCTTTAGATGCAAATACAACTGGAAACTTTAACTCAGCTTTAGGAAGAGCAGCTTTAGGTGCAAACAATACAGGAGAAGGTAATACTGCTATTGGATATCATACTTTAGATGCAAACACTACAGGAACATTAAATACTGCTGTGGGTGCGAGTGCATTAGGTGCAAATACAACAGCTTCTAATAACACTGCTTTAGGCTATGCTGCTTTACAAGCAAACACAACTGGGTCAGCCAATGTTGTTGTTGGAGCTAACGCTTTAGATGGAAACACTACTGGCAGTCAAAACACTGCCATAGGTCGATCAGCTTTAGGAACAAACACAACGGCAAGTGATAATACAGCAGTTGGTCATTTTGCTTTATTAAGTAACGAAACTGGAACTCTTAATACAGCCGTAGGTGCAGCAGCCTTGGATGCTAATACTACGGGATCTAAAAACACTGCTTGCGGTGAAGGATCTTTATCAGAAAACACATCTGCTGATAACAATACTGCCGTTGGTTATCATGCCTTAGAAAAAAATACCACTGGCGATTCTAACACAGCAATTGGATCATTTACTTTAGATGCAAATACTACAGGAGATTCTAACACTGCTATAGGTCAAGCGGCTTTAACTGTAGCAACTACTGCTGATAATAATACTGCTGTAGGTAGGGGATCTTTGCATTTAACCACGTCAGGTAATAATAATACTGCTGTAGGTAGAGATGCTCTAAATGCAAACACAACTGGCTCTGACAATATAGCCGTTGGAAAAGATGCTTTACTTGCGGCTGGTAGTGCCTCTAATAATACTTGTATTGGAAGGGATACTGGCTTAAATGTTACAACAGGATCTAATAATCTTTTTCTTGGACATGACGCTGGTACTGGTAATGGTCCAAACGGTAATCATACAACTGAATCTAACAGGATTGTTTTAGGCGATAATAATATTTTTTCTGCTCACATAAAAGTAGCCTTTACTGCAACTTCAGATGAACGTGATAAAACAGATATAACTGATTTTACAAAAGGGCTTGATATTATAAATTCTTTAAGACCTGTCACATATAAATGGGACATGAGAAGCAATTACGAAGATCGCAAACCAGATGGAACAAAAAAAGAGTCAAAGATGCACTTAGGTTTATTAGCACAAGAAGTTGAAGTAATAGAAAAAGCTAATGGATACAGTTCAACTGAAAATGATCGTTTGTTTACGGATAAGTCAACAGATGGATCACATTATGGACTTTGTTATGAAAAATTAATACCCGTTTTAATAAATTCAATAAAAGAGTTATCTGCAAAAGTCACAGCCCTCGAAGCAGGGTAAACTGTAAACAAATCTATTTTTAATTATGGAAGAAAGAACCGCAGATGAAATCGCGCAGATCTTTTCTGCTGCTGGTGATAGTGTAACTGTCATCAACACCGCCAAAACATCAGATGAAACTGATGATGAATACAAAGATAAAATCAGACGTAATGTAGAGCATCTTGAAATAATTAAGGCTTACAAAAAAGTTGATGGATCGACTTCTATCTGGACATCTGAATCATTTACAGATATAGATAAAGCTATAACTGATGGTAAAAAAGTTTACGAATAAATGAATTTAGAGGAAAAACTTACACAATTAGCTGTTGAAAGAGAACAGTTAGTTATCGCTTTGCATGAGACAACAGGTGCAATGAAGATACTTAAACAACAGATAGACGAACAGAATAAAGCAGACGAACCACAAACAGAAACACCCGTAAGTTGAAATTAATATAAA